CGTGTTGGATCGTTTCCATATTGTCCAACACATGAGCCGTGCTATGAGTCGTGTGCGTGTCCAAATCATGAATCAGTTTCATCGAAAATCCCATGAATACAAGGATATCAAGCGTTACTGGAAGCTCATTCAACAGGATAGTCGTAAACTCAGCGATAAACGTTTTTATCGCCCTACTTTTCGCATGCACTTGACGAATAAAGAGATTTTAGACAAGCTTTTGAGCTATTCAGAGGACTTGAAACACCACTACCATCTCTATCAACTCTTGCTTTTTCACTTTCAGAACAAGGAGGCAGACAAATTTTTCGGACTTATTGAGGACAATCTTAAGCTGGTTCATCCTCTTTTTCAGACTGTCTTTAAAACCTTCCTCAAGGATAAAGAGAAAATTGCCAACGCCCTTCAACTACCCTATTCCAACGCCAAACTGGAAGCCACCAATAATCTCATCAAACTTATCAAGCGCAATGCCTTTGGATTTCGGAACTTTGAAAACTTCAAAAAAAGGATTTTTATCTCTCTGAACATCAAAAAAGAAAGGACGAAATTTGTCCTTTCTCGAGCTTAGCTTTTCATCAACCCACTACAGTTGACAAAGAGCCATAAATTATTGATGGCTGTTTCATAATTTGAGACAGCTTTTTTTGCATTCTCTTGGTTTGTATGCCAGTAAACATTTTCAGTCACTAATAAGTTAGAGTGTCCCAATCTATATTGGACATCTTTAGGGCTAGTCTGAGCGTACAACATCATAGTGGTATGTGTATGGCGGAAACCGTGGAATGATACATTCGTTACACCAGCGTTCTCAAAATGCTTATTTAGACGTTTGCGTAGGTTGCAAGCATAAGCATATTTTTCTGTAAAAACTGAGAATACAACTGTTTCAGTTCGGCCTAATTTCCAAGACTGAATTTGTTGACGATTCTTGTACTGTTTAAGTAAAAGCAGGGTGGCTTTGTCTATTGGTATATCACGATAACCAGCGCTTGATTTAGGCGAATTTATTTCTTGATAGCGGTTTAGTGTTTTAGTGATACTGATAACACCGCTTTCTAGATCAATATCAGACCACTCAAGGGCTAAGGCTTCACCGATACGGCAACCAGTTGCCAATAAAGTTTTATACAGGACAACATCAAATAGGTTTTCATAATTTGATTGATCCAGAGTATCTAAATAATTCAGAAACTGTTTTAATTCTTTGTTGTCTAAGTATTTTACAGTAGACTTTTCTTTTTGCTGTTTGCGTGGAACGATGACATCGTTAGCTGGATTGTATTGTATTACCTGGATAGCTACGCCATACTTCAAAATACGCTTATTCATGTTATGGAGTAAGGAGTAGTTAGCAAACGCCCCTTTTTCGCCTTTATTGGCCTTGTCAGCCCATTTATTTACTTGCTGTTGAAGAATAGGCGTGGTCAGCTTATCTAGCTTGTAATCGCTAAATACAGGCAATAAATGCACTCTAACCAATCCATTCATAGATTGACGAGTATTGGGCTTAACTGTATTCTTGTAACTATCCCACCAAACTTTTACCAATTCTTCGTATGTTGTGATTGTTGGTTTATCTTTAACTGTATAGCCGTTTGAAGCAAAAGCATTGACAGCCTCTCTTGCTTTGATTTTAATCCCCTTTTTAGTGTTGGCCGTAACAGTAGTTCTAGCCTTTTTCCCTGTAAGTTTATCAACTCCAAGATACACGCTTGCTCGATATACGATAAATCCGTTTTTCTTTTTGTATTCTGTAATATTCATGGTTTACTCCTTTTCCATCAGCAGGCAAGCAATTAGAAAAGATTTTGAGTTTATACCATGCGAGGGGCTACGAGAAACCCCTTATTTTCGATTTTAAGCAGTCAGACGATAAATAATGCCAGAGCATGAAAAAATGCGGATATGGGGCTTATATAGGCTTGAAGCTTGAGGAAGCCCGAGAATCCACGCGCCTTTGTTGGTATAATCGGACTTTTCGGCTACCCTAAAAGAAAAATATTAGGGATGAGGTTCCAGGGATTTTTAATAAACTAAAAGCCCAACTCATAAGAGCAGGGCTAGAGATGTCCTCTTGGGACAGTATCATCTATTTTGTCGTCAAGCGACTTTATGATTTAATTCTAACCCTAATTTTAAAAAAAGTCAATTTTTTATTTAATATAAATCTAGTCCAAGAACTTCTTTTATCTTGTCTAATAGTTTTTTATGGTCGTTTGTATCTAGCTTATAAGCTGGTCTATAAACTTTATCATATAACTCTTTTCCCGCTGCATCTAGCATTACTTGTCCATCACTATCAGTCTTTTTCTTTGTTTTATAGACGATTTTCCGTTTGTCTATTTCTTGGATTTTTCGGACATAAGCATAGGCTTTTGGCTTGGAAGGAGTGTTTTGATATTTACTATTTTCAATCGTGATACCACCACGATATTTCTTTCCTGATTTTTTACCAGTTAAAGGTGCTACTAGGAGTGTTCCATCAGCTTTGTCAGGAATTGTTAAGATGATAGCGTAGTGTTTTCCGTAAAATTCATTCCCACCTTTTTGTGGGAAGTTGATTAGATAAACTTCGCCTTGTTGAAATTTCATATAATGCTCCAGATAATAAAATAAGGTGTACCTCTTAGAAGTACACCAGACCGTTTTGTCCTTGACGAACAAGGCTTTATAAGTAAATATCGTATCCTTGACGAACAAGGCTTTTGACATTATCAGTGTACTGCTTTTTTAACTTTTTGTCAAGTTTTTTGTTAAATTTATTTTTATTATTGTCAACTATTTCATTTTGGAAACAGTTGTTTTTACTTGTTTATGTTATAATTATTTAAAAAGAGAGAGGAGAAAAAAATATGTTAAAAAAAGAGTTAAAAAATTTTATTGTATCGACATTTATATTTCTCTTAATTTTCAAGATTTTTTTCTCAATAACTACGATTTACATCACAAATAGCTATCTTTCAATAGCGATAACTACACTTGTCACATTTTTATTAAAAAAATTTATTTCTTTCGAGTCTAACTGATGTTAGACTTTTTTATTCCTCAAACTTACCTGGTGGATTACTAGTAGTCTGTTGTACAACTGATTTGTTTTCTATAGCAGCTGTTAGTTTTCTCGGAATACGAATTCCTAATTCAGATATTGGTACACCGAGTTCATCAGCTAGTTCTTTTGCTTGCTTAATCCGGTCGAGTTTGTTTTTTTGATAGTCTTGATACGTATTTATTAATCCCGGGACTTCAAGTTCTAATCCCATAACCTTTAGTTTCCCCCCACTTGTCAGAACAATTGCTCCACCAAGTATCATTGAAATTATAAGTCCATAGTTTACAGTATGCGTAATAAGTTCTATAATACCCTCGGACTGTACATTTATTTTTGAATCTACTCGTGTTTCAGGGAAAAGCAACCTTGTTAATAGAGAATATTGATAAACAAATTGACCCAAATAAACCCCTTGAATATCTTTTTCTTCTGTTACATGGTAGCTAATATATAGTTTTTCGTCTTCAATATAGCAAGGGAAAAGTGCGCGGTTAATGAACGGTTTATAATCATTTATATTTGATAGTGTTGCATGAGAATAAATCATTTTATACAATGCGCTGTCTGCATCGGAACGATTAAACCATCCTAACCAATGGACTTTCCACCTTTTTGCAAAGTCAGATCGACTATGCGTCAACTCTTCACTTTTGTATTGTTCAAGCTCATATTGATCGAGTTCGTAAAGTGGTCCAATAACTTTACCGACTAAAAATCGTTCAGATCCTTCAGATGGGACAACAACTATATCGTTTTTCTTAATGTTATTTACAAAGCGAAGCAGTTGGCCTGCAGTGATACCATATTTGTTTTCAGATGGTTCTAAGTCATCTTGAAATGTTAGTTTTTCTTTTAAAATTTCTTTTAATACATTGGAGTTATTATCTGCTCGTCTAATATCTTCAAGGGTAATCTCATTCCATCCAATACCTATATAGCCATTTAGATTAAAATCCGTATAATATTCTCCAGAGTTAGCACGCACTAGCCAATAATCACTAGAAGAATCTAAAACAGGGATTTCTTTTTTTATATTTTCTATAATTTCTTTTAATTCCATTGTAATTATCTACTTTCTTTTTTATTTCCCTCTATACACGCTCAGACTGGCCAAACTTTGAGAGTGTGGGGATTTTTTTATTTATTCAAATCCTTTGAAACTATCTAAAATCTTATCTTTTGAGTCTGTAGCATTAAGCACTAAAATAACATAATTCCCGTAGATATAAGCAGGGTGTCCAATCAACTCTTTTTCTTTCTTAGCTTCTTCAAACATTGGGTTTTTATCGTAATATTCGTAAACCTCTACAGCAGTATCATCTTCTAAGATGAAACCTTTCCCTGATTCGGCTTGAATAAGACTAGCTTCTTTTGAGATTTCCTCTTTGATTGTGAAGCCATTACTTTCTAGCGCTTTTTTAAAATCGTCTAAGCTAGTAGCCTTTTTAGAAGCAGGTTTGTCATTTGCTTTAGTTTGCTCGGTTTTTGGTTTCTCCGAGCCATCTTTGGCAGCCGATTGGTTGTTAGAACATGCTACTAGAACTGTAGCACTAAGCAAGATAGCTGATGTTGTTAGTAGTTTTTTCATAGATAATCTCCTTTTTATATATACTGATAATTTCTCAAATAGATTAAAATTTTAGTTTAATTTGTTTCATCATCGTTGTGATTTGTTACTAGAATAGAATCAGCTTTTATTTGTGGTAATTTTTCAATAAGTTCGGTTATTATCCGTTTGCTATCATCATCTAAGATAATGTATTTATAAAGCAGATCAGCAGTATTAGTTCCGTCAATCGAATCAATATCAAGTAACCCGTCAAACCAACGTAGAAATTCATAATCGTGATCCCCAGCACCAACTGAAAATGCGAGAAATGCAGAATCTCCATGAACGTTCGTTCCGTATCGGCTATTAAGTCGATTCTGTATTTCTGTAATACTAGCAGGTTTGTGTTTCTTGTTTTCGATGGCGTTCATTTTTACTGTATACTTTTGCCAAGCCAAGTCTGATAATTCATTTGCCAATTGCGGGTTTTTTCTTAACTCTTCTTTTTCCTCCTCGGACAATTGGTTTTCTAAGAGCGGAGGAATAGAACTATAGCCTAGCAGGTATCCAACAGGTACGCCAAAAAAATCAGCTAGTTGTTTCGCTTTGTCTGTTTTTATTTGGCGCTCACCTTTTTCCCAATATATATAAGTTCGTTTTGTGACCCCTATTTCATTCGCTAACTCTTGCTGAGTTAGCTTTTTTTCTTGTCTTAGTTCTTTCAATCTATTCATTTATATAAACACCTTTCAAATGTATTATATCACGATTAATTTCAAAGGGTGCAAAAAAAGTGCAATTATTTTTAATAATTCTCTTGACATTGCACAATAATTGCAATATAATGAGTTTGTCAACTAAAGTTGAACAAAAATTACACCAATCTCCAGAGCAACACTTTTCAATCTATTCTACTGGAGGTCGATTTTAAAGATAATGGAAAGGGGTAAGGTATTTGAAAAATAATATGCGTGTTATTTTAGCAAAGAAGCGCTTGAAGGTGGCAGATGTTGCAAGAGAAACAGGGCTATCAAAAAGCACTTTAACGGCTTTGTACTATGAACGTGCAAAGAATCCAAGTCTTGATACATTGAAAAAAGTATCTAGTTACTTGGGAGTTACGCTGGATGAATTTCTAGATACGAAAGATTAGAAAGGAGCGACCCAATCGCAATACTTCAATACATTTACAAGTTTCTCATGTGGTGCTTTACCACTGGGGATTGACCTGCTCGGAAGAAATATCCGACCTAGAACATAAAGGAGAAAACAACATGAACAACACACAAGTATATCAAGCACAAACAACTAACCACGGTATCGCTAGAGCATTGGGCGAAGAAATTCGTATGATCACCGACGTTGAAGAGACAAATTACAATGGACACGGTGAAATCATTGTTGAGTACACCAGTGATGTTGCATTGACAAAACTATTTGACCGTATTAAATCACTTTACGAAAAAGGCGAAAGCTACGAAACAAAACCATTCTTACATTTTAAAGTATTGGAAGATGATTTGGAACCAAAACCAGGAGTTTTTACTGTTAAAGAGGTTATGGATTTTTTTGGGAATTTGAAACAACAAAAAAGGGGCAAAGAAATGAACTTTAAAGAATTTAAAACATGGCTAGATAATGCCGTGAGTGTGGCTGAAGCTATGGCATTACCTGAAAACAAAGGTGTGCTTGACGACTTGATAGAAAATACGGCCAATAACCTAGCTTTTATCTCTGAGTTAGTGGAAAGTCGCCAACTGATTTATAGAAAACCTAGACATGAAGATTAAAAAAGACAACAAAAAAAGTCACTTGCTCAAATTTTGGTCGAGGAGAGCAAGCGACTGGATCAAGAGTATAGATATTTTTCTATATCTCAATTATAACAGAAATCAACTATTCAATCAATAACAACTAATGGCAGGCAAGCAATTAGAAAAGATTTTAAAAAGCATAGAGCGCCAACTCTTAAAACTGGTACTTTCTCACGCTCTCAAAACTTTGGCGAGTCTGAGCGTGAGGCTAGTGGCAAGAAAAACTGTATAAGAAACAACCATTCAAAATCCCCACGCTCTCGGTCGGCAAACTTCTGAGCGTGAGGTATGTAACAGGAAAAAAAGCATTAAAAGCCATCGTGGCAAGTATAAAAAGATAGAAAAAGAGGTAAAAAACATGACAACAAAAAAAGCAACATCAAGCCAACAAGTTCTATTATCGGCTAAGAAACTAGCAGAATTAGGGAACGAATTAACCGACATCATGAATGTTTTAGAAATGAATAACCTAGCTCTTGAAGGGCTTGAGTTTGCACTACAGAAAGATACAACCACATTCTTATGGCTTGCTAAAAAATACACTGATACAGCATACGCCCAGAATGAAAAGCTATACGATCGTCTAAATGAAATAGCCTTTTTGCTTTTGAACAATGACGACGCTAAAGAGTTGGAGGCATAACATGACTAAAGATATTAAAGAAATGGCACAAGCCGAAGACGACTTGCTGTATATGGAACAACCTAAACAAGCGGAATTTATCAAGAACTATAAGGCGAGGGCATAACATGAACGAACTAGATTTAACCAACACACAGGCACTTATCTTTTCCGTGGTACTGATTGCCTTACTGGTCTATCTAAACCACCGAGACCGCAAAAAAAGCGCACAATTTGAGCGAGAAAACCAACAGACGATAGAAACACCTAGCGAGGATTTAAACCCTTACTACGGGCGTTATATCCAGCTTGCAGGTAAGATTCATAATTAGAAAGGGGTGTAATATGCAACTATTATCAAGAGAAGCAGAACTTGAATTACTGGAGAAAGTGGGAAATCACTTAGCTAAAAGGATGGAACTTGAAAAGCAACGTGATGATAACTGGGACTTGATTTCTAGGCCTGACTTACTCAAAAAACTTGGTATTAGTGGAACTACGTTAAATAATTGGGAAAAAGAAGGTTTGAAACCGCTACGTTCACCATTTGAAAGCAGTAAGAAAGTTTATTACCGCAAGAGTGATGTTTACAATTTTCTTGCAGTAGATTAGGAGGTGTAATGAGAATAATAGAGTTGACTATATCAGTTGAGAAAATGCCTCTATTTGGCTTTCTCAAGTCAAATCCTACTCAAGTATGGAAGAATGGGGAACACTACAAATTTACCTATTATGAGCCTGTAGATGAGGCTTTGACGGGTTTTCAATACAAAGGTTTATATGTGTCTATTAAAGACGAAAATGAGGTAGTAGAGGGCTGGGGATTGGTCAGAAATTTGGATATTGCTATGGCCAGCCCTGACTTGCTGACGATCCTGAAAGATTTAGAGGTAAACAAATTGACCGAGCAACGGCAGGGGCTTGGAGTGGAGTTAAAAGGTTGGATTTTCGACCTGATTTGTAATGGCATTTATACCAGATATGAGACTTCACTCTTTGTCCGACTGCTATTTGTGAATGGCTATAGTTTTAATCAGCTGGTGGATTTGTTTTCTGCAATCGTCAAGCGGAAAGACCTAGCAAGCTATTTTTTAGAAGTAGCAAGAATATTTTATAAGGAGGTGGCTTTTGAGTAGCAATGAAATTGTAAAAAAAATCATTGAAGAAGATAAGCAGAAAGTACCGCCTGAAGTGGTGGACTTGACTCAAGCAAGGGAGACCAACGAGGAACACAATAGCCTAGATTTAACTCCTAAAACAAAAGGAAAAGGCTTTGTAATCACCTTGGACAATCTCAAGAAGATTTTAAATGGAGATAGCAAGCTAAAAGGGGCTATACAGTACAACGTCTTCACTTATGAAATCGACGTGACTAGACCAATGAAGCTAAACGGTAGAACCTTGAGCGGTGCAATCGATGACCTGATTATCAGAGAGATTAGGGCTTATATTGCTACCAAGTACAAGCTGGACTATAAAAAGTCTGATATAGCAGATATTCTGGAGGTGGTGGCTGGAGAGCATAGCTACAACCCCTTAAAAGACTATCTGGAATCATGCGAAAACGAGTATAAAGAGTTAGTGAATCAGCGTGATCCCTTTGATATTTTAAGGCATTATCTCAATATCAAGGATGATGAATATAACCGTATTATCGTGGACTTGTTTTTCCGTGGAGCAGTTGCCAAGGTATTTGACCCCTCTATCAAGTTTGACTTTGTGCTGGACTTGACTGGAAGGCAGGGAGTGGGGAAGACCCAATTTTTTGAGGGGCTATTCACTCATAAGTATTTTACAACCGTTGAGACCTTCACAGACAAAGACGACAAGGCTAGAATGGTGAGAAACTGGTGTGTATTTGATGATGAGATGGTGGCCAGTAAAAAGGCTAGTTTTTCAGAATTGAAGAAATTTATCACAGAAACCAAGCTAGAGTTTAGACCGCCTTACGCTTCAAGTGACAGACGATTGCCTAAGAGTTTTATTATCGTGAGGGCAACCAATGACCATGATTATTTAAATGACTTGACAGGAGAAAGGCGCTTTCTGGTTGCAGAAGTCTACAAGGACACCGCTTATAAGGGCAGGAAGTGGACGGAAAAAGACCGTAGAGCCTTTTGGGGTGCTATGGTGGTAGCTTGGAAGTCTAATAAATCTTTGACCTTGACAGACGAGCAAGAAAAGCTAGTAAACGAGGTTAGAAGCCGTTACAAGTTTGTAGATGAAATCCTTGAGGATGTTGAGCGTTATTTAGAAACTCCCTACCCTAAAAATATGTATCAATTCCCAACAACAGACAGTACAAGACACTACTATATTCATGACATGATGAACCACGGCTACCATATGGGCACTAATGGCGTAGAGGTTCATCTTGATACTGAAAAGTATGGGGAACTGGTGGAAAGGGATAAGGTGGTAGTTAATTTATTCTTTTCTGAGGTTTATTTGAACAATTCCCCTAATCCCAAAGATAAAAATAAGGTAAAGAAAATCATGCAAAACAAAGAAGGCTGGGAATATAGAGAATCTTTAAGGTTTGGTAAAAGCGTCAAGCGCGGATTTGCTAAAATAAAAAAATAAAGTGTAGACAGTGTAGCCAAAAGATAAAAAAACGGCTACACTGAAAACCTTTGATACTGTAAGGGTTTCAAAGAGGTGTAGACAAGACGAAAAAAATGGCTACACCCCTAAACCCTTGATATTACTGACTTTTTAATATAAATGTAGCCAAAATATATATTTTATAAAAGTATAGTTAATTAAATATCTAATGCGTTATATATTATTTTTTTCTGAGATGAAACGGCTACACGGCTACACAAGACCTAAACCCTTGGAGCTGTAGGGCGGAAGGCGTAGCCGCTAGATAGTCAAAAATGGCTACACTTTGCCCGAAACCTAAAATAAAATAGAAAATGAAATGAAGGAGCAAACCAGATGGCAATGAACATTTGTCAAAGAGTGACTAGACTAGAAGAAACTGTTGAGCGGATCAGTGAGGTGTTAGATGGATTTATTGAGAATGCGAACTATAATTCGTCGGTGAATAATGTGAACGTGATTAAAATAGCGGAAAAGTTTGAGCAGGTCTTTGAAGAACTTGATGAACTAAAAGCAGTACATGACAAACACTAAAACAAAATGGGGTAGATAGTACCGACCCCCTTGCGATGGTGTAACTACTAGTGACACCCTTAAAACAGAAAGAGGAAAAACAACATGACATTAAAAGCATTTTCAGAAACAGCACCAAAACATACATTTACTTATGAATTTGGAGACCTAGAAGACGCACAAATAGCAGGACTAGCGTTATTTGGATTTATGAGAGGTACTTATCTAGTGCCAGCTATTAAACTAAGATATAAGGAAAACGGAACGCTTATCGCTGAGTATTTGGAAGATAACAATCTAGATATCAACTTTAAACGTATTTGTGAAGTTTTCAAGAATGAAGAAAATCCAATAGATGAAGAAGTTGAGGAATAGAGTGGAGAGGATGTAAGCAGATGAACTACAATAGAGACCCCGTGACTGGATCTAGCACTCTAAACTTAATCAAACAATAGAAAAGGAAAAAATAAGATGGCAGACACACAAAACACAAACAACATTGAACAAGCGCAAAAACGCCAAGAACTAGCCCAAAAAATGGATAAAGCACTAGATAAAATCACTAAGGAAGTAAACGCATTGATCACACAGAATGAAAATGCGATTGCTGAGGCTGAACGAGAAAAAACACAATTGCTTCAAGATCAAGCGAACGCCCAACGTGAACACGATGAAGCGGTTGATGAAGTAGATAAAGACAAGCTACGCAATGCCAAGGATAATTTATGGATTGCTGAAAGTAAATTAAAAAAGAATGCTAAAAAGCTGGAAGACTTGCACAATGAAACACTTATGAGTCTTGAAGATTTTAAGGCAAAAATCGATGAACTAGATTCAACGGTTGACAAAAAGCATAAGGCGCTTTATGATAAAGCCGTGGATTTGCTACGAGAGATTGACCAGATCGATGACGAATTTAGAGCAGATTCAGATAAACTTCAAGCCCTTTACCATGCTATGGCTTACAAAGTTGGGAAAGGTAAGAGAGAGTTTACTTTCAGTACAGGGGGATCTATTATCTCTCCAGCCGATGGAAGGGTTAGATACGAACCAGTCCATCCAGTTGAACCATTCTTAAGAGATGTTTATGTGCGAGCTTTCGGAAATACTTACAACGATGTGAAGGGACATTTTTAAAAGATGAAGAGACAAATTAGACACAAAATTGAACCAGTACCAACGATTGTAGAACTCTTTAAACTAATGGAGGAGCACCAGCAAGCACATCCAGAGTACGAGCGTTATAATTTTAAATACATTGAAGATGGTGATGCTATTGGTGCAATCATTGACTACAACGTAGAAGAATCAGTATTAAAAGCTGAGAAAGAGCAAGATAACGCTTAAGACAAGGGGAGGTTTTTCCCTTTTTGTCGCTTAAGGAGGTGAACTAATGTGACAGATAAGTTAACGCAAAGACAAGAAAAATTTGTCCAAGGACTAGTGGCTGGACTATCTCAAAGAAAAGCATATAAAGAGGCATACAACGCCCAAAAGATGGCTGATAGTACGATAGATTCAAGGGCTAGTAAGTTGCTGAAAGAGTACAAGGTTAATACAAGGTACAGAGAGTTATTAAAAGAGTTTTCAAACCGTGCTTTGTGGTCAAGGGAGCAGGCTTTTAATGAGTATGAATGGCTAAAAAATAAAGCTAAATCTGAAATTATCGAAAGTGGATTGAAGCCTAGCAATTTCAATGCCTTTCTTTCTGCTTTGCATGGGATGAATAATAGCGCTTTTCGTGATTTGGAGTTGCTGGACGAGAAGTTGCGAGCAGAAATCAGTGTGATTAAGAGTAACATCCATCAAGAAACTCCAGTTAAGGATGATAAATTTATAGAGGCCATGAGCGCAATGGTTGAATCCGTCTGGGAAGATGAGATTCAAAAGGAATAGCCTTAGAATACGAAAAAAAGCCAAGGCGCTCCGCCTCAGCTATAATCTCAAATATTATTATATCACAAAGGAGCGAATTAATGGAGCTGGATAAGTTTAAAACGATGATGAACGTCAGAGAGCGGATGACTTACTTTCTACGTTTCCAGAGGATGGCAGGAAGTGAAAACCAAGTTACGATAGATGAAGAGGCTTGGGAACTTGTCTTACCTGATCAGTGGATTTTGAGTGGTGAACATGAAAAAGCAATCCGTGAGGGGTTGGAAATATTCGCCCAAGACATCAACAGTATAGAGAACAAACGAGCCAGAAAATACTTTATTATCCATTATTGCTACATGAGAAAGAAAACAGTAAGTGAATGTTTAGAAATTGCTGGGACAAAATCCACTAGCTACCACCGATACAAACAGATAGCCATCTTAAACTTTGCGAGAATCCACCAGAACGGAGAGTTAGAAGTGTATAAGTAAGCTGAGATACTGCTAGATTTTGCTAAAAGCTATCGAGACGGTGTTTTAGTGGTGTATAAGCAAAACATATCTTAGGCTTAATTAAAAGCCCTTAGAAACGAATCTAAGGGTTTTTTGACTGGTTGATTTTATCAGTAATTTCAATTTCCTTGATTTCATTTTCAAAGAGTTTAATCCATCTGGTTCCAGAATTAACGGATAACCCATCAAATTCTTCATCGTGGACATCTTTGTCTTCGTAAAGAGCTACACCTTTAAATATTTGGCCATCAATATCGGTGATTCTGACAACCTTGTTATTAAATTCTTTAAGTTCCATAAGTCTCTCCTTTCGTGGTACTATAGTCTGTTATATTATTGGAATTCCCTTAACATACGCTTCTTTAGCCTCCGCAAGTGTCATTTTATTAGGACCGCCATCGATATTAAATGCTCCCGTATTTTGCCAATGACAAACATCACAAATATCATAAGTTTCTACTAAATTTCCACATACGGGGCAATGCACATGTTCCCATCCGTCAATCATTATTATATTCTTTTTTATAGTCTTATTCATTTAAGGTTACTCCCAACACTATACAAATATATTAGCTATTTCAATACACTACTTTTTCAATATCATTGATTTTAATTGTTATGGTATCCCAGTCTTTCGGGGAATCTCCTATGTCAGCAATAAAAGTATCTTCACTTAACTTTTCGACAATTGTCGCCGTTTGACCGTTTTTTAACAACACTGTATCAAATTCTCGAATTTTTACGATTTTTCTCCTTGCGTAAGCTTCTTTGGCTTCAGCTAGAGTCATCTTATTTGGACCACCGTCTATATTTATAATACCTGTATTTTGCCAACGACAGACGTCACAGATATCATAGTCCATAACTTCAGTTCCGCAAACAGGGCAATTTAACCATAAATATCCATCAATTTCCCATGTCTTTTGTGATCTATCCATATAAATACCTCCTCCATAAACTCGCCAAACCAGTCTTTTTGGTGAACCGTGAGTATCAACCCACCTTTCCATCATTATACTGCAAACCGAGGGGGATTACTAATAATTTAGTGTGTTTTCTAGATGTGATATGATAGTATTATTAGGTAATAAAAAAAGCACGTTTGACCGTGCTAGTTCCTTGCCTGCTGAACTCATCATTTTAAGTTTCTTTTTGTTACCCTTTAAGTTATCTCAACTTATTTGAATTTAATAGTTTTTGAGAAAATCAAGTTAGATATTAAGTAGGCTTAGGCCTATTTTTTAGTATCTAATAATAGGAAGATAACCTTAAAAAATAAAATAGTTCAGTGAACTATTTTATCCCGAACCTTGAAATTCAAAAGTTCGGCCGTTGATTTAACAACGTTTCTAGCCCCTCGGATTTTATCCGAAGGGCTATTTTTGTATTTAGGGGGGCAAAAAAGGGGCAAAACTTTTTAAAAAATCTTGTTCATAACTTTATCTAGTACATTGATTGCTTCATCTTTCATGTTCTTTGTGACGTGGGTGTAGATGGAAGTAGTAACTTCAGAGTTGGAATGTCCATGATTGTTTTTAAAGGAATTTTATTTTCTGATAAAATATTGGCCATCGCAGGCAGCATGCTTTTATAGATGCTAAATTTGATTTATTTTTATGGAATCCTCTTATTTTGAGATGAATACCAATTATAAGTGATTTGCATATCCAGGATATTACAAAGAAAGGCAAGCTAGTGGCCACATAAATTTTATTTCATATTCTTTAAAGCTGTTTACTCTGTTAGCAATTGTA